CCCATCTCCACGAATGCGGCACATTGCCCCGGACGAGACATTCACTTCAAAAAATTTCCCGCCATCCTTGCCTATCCTCAATGTCGCGGTCGGATTTTCCTTTTCGTTTTCAAGTCCTCTGTTGGTTATCTTGAATGCACCGATATAACCTTCGGTTGCGGTAACACTGCCTGTAAACTCCCCGTCTGCGCCATCCAGATGCTTCACCTTCAGATTATCCACGTCGATAAGGTCTGCGTCTATCTTCCTGGCGAGTAAAAGCTGTGTACCCAGTAGCGGGTATTCCTGGATGGATTTCCAGGAAGTAGTGTCCGGGTTCTGGGCCACATCGTCGAACGGGTGCATCTCGCTGTTTCCGGCCACCGGATTCATCCACATGAATACAAACCCCTTATCCTTATCCAGGAAATATTCCCCATTCTTATACTTGAACGGCAGTGGTTTCCAGTCACCATCGACCGGGAACGGGGACGGGTTCTGACGCACAATGCTGGCCCTCTTCTGAGCAAGAAGGGTCTCGCGGGCACTATCACGGTACGCTTCCACAATCACGGAATCCGCATTGCCCCACTTGTCAGACGGAAGGTAGTATTCCCATTCGGACGATGCACCGGGGGAATCCGCCGTACCGATGTCCTTGCCGGCCGACTGGACATGCAGCCGCCAGAATACATCCAGCAGGGCCGCATCAGCCCCGCTGCGGTGCAGGGCTTTCAGCTTCAGCGGTGTAAGCTGCACATTGTTACAATCCACAGAGATGGCAGCCGGCTGGCACTCAATGTCAACGTATTCCACCGGGTCAGGCTCACGTACCGCCACGACACTCAAAAACGCTGTCACCATCATAGCTCAATAGGATTTGTATTCGTGGCGATTACTCTGAATGTCTTGGCCCGCGCCGCATCCGTATAGGTCAGTACGATGTCCTTGCCCTGGAACTTATTGCTATCCTTTCCCGACAGCGTGAACGGATTGTTCTCGCCATCGAATGTGGCGAAGTCCCAGCTTGCCACCGCCACTTCCTCTCCGGACTGACGTTTATAGGCATACGGAATAAGAGTTCCCGTTTCTCCCGGATATATCTGCCCGTCAGAAGCAAGCCCCTTGACCTTGAATGCCGCCAGTATAGGGTCGCTAAGGTCGAACACGGTAATGAAGCCCTTGGCAATGACTTTCGCATTCTGCACAGCCTCACAGCTTACCACCAGCGAACCGTCAATATCATTCGCGGCAATGTTCTGGGTTCCCTGAGTTCCGAGATTCTCTTCCCCGGAAGGCAGTTGCTTCTTCCATTGGAGCGTGATATTGCCCAAATCGTTGATAAGGTCTCCGCCACTGTACAGCGATGCCTTCAAAGTCAGCACTTCGGACGGATTGATTATCTGCGTACCCTTGTCTGAAGTGATGAATAACTCATACTGTTTACCGGATGATTCCTGGATGACAACATCCGTCGCAAGCTCGTTGAATGCGACCGTATGCCCGCCGATTTCAACCTCACCGGAAACGGTTATGCGGTCATTGTCATATCCGGAAATAGGTACGAGGTTCTTCATCACCCGAAGTCCCGTCATGGGATAGGACTGCGAGTCCACACTGACATTGTATCCAGTTACGCGCTTGAAAGTACCGGCAAACTGTTCCGTAGTACACAGCCCATCCTCCCCGAATGCAAGTTCGGTTCCGTTATACTTGAATACAAGTTTGGAAGGGATGAGGATACGCCCGCTGCTCACATCCCGCAATACGACGATGACAATAGGGCGTTTGTCCTCTGCCAACGCTTCAAAATCCGGTGTATACTTGTCGCTACCCTTTGTCCATGCCTGGATAAGCGGACCATTGTCCACGCGTACATACCCGTTGACGGTCGTTCCGTTGCTCACCGCCACGATAGCCAGTGAAGCGGTCACTTGATTCTGGTTCATCGTCTGCCTCCTTTCCTTTTTCCGTCAGTCTTTGCCCCGGCCGGCTGTTCCGGACCGGTCACGCTGAAACCGGGGTCTATTTCCTCTTCCTCTTCGGGTGTCACGCTGAAACCGGGGTCGATGTCCTCTGAACCCTGCATCGCTTCCTGCTGTTTCTCTATCAGTTCCTTCAACTCACGTGCCGAACCAATGATGTCGATGTCAAGAAGAGTACCCACATTTCGCATCTCACTGATAGGAATGTACACCCTGCCATCCGGAAGGGTATTCATTATCCCAAAGAATTTGCCTTCGAGCTTTGCCTTTTCTACAATTACGTACATATTGATTAAAGTTTAAAGTTGTTACTCAATTATTCATATACCGGACCCGTGGCAATGAATACCGTCTTTCCGTCAATCTGTGAGGAGATAACGGCACCTTCCTCGTCTCCCATCAGGGACTCACCTGTGAGAAGCCCCACTTCCGCCCACACCTGGAAGATATGTCCTGCCGGGAAACCCTTGTCCGCGGGAATGAACTCCAGCGTCCGCCCGCCGGTTGCCAGCACCTTCTCCGGCTCGCCCGGCTTCGCACTCTGGCCTTTCCATGTGATGCGGAAAAGGTCATCGTACTCTGTACCGTACTCGCGGCGGTTGTCGAAGATGCGTACCTCATAGGCGCTCGGCTGCTTCATATCATCGGAAAGGGTAAAACCCTTTGTCTGGATAATTTCGCAGTTGAGGGAAACGGCCATCTCCGTCTTTACCTCAATAACCTTTTCCAGCCGCCCGTCCGTAGGTGCCTGCGGTCTGCTGCCCGCATATTCACAGGCGCGGCAACGGAAGCTCGCACCGGTGACATACTTCGCCTGATACATCAGCTTGCGGGTGTACACACCGTTCCCGTCATGGCAGACAATACCGGGGTCGTCCGGCGTAACAGGACGGTATGCTCCGTTTTCGAGGATGTCCCAAAAGTATGCGGCGTGTTCATCATCCACGGGTTCAGTGCCCGTATAGAGCTGCGGTTCTATTGACCTTTCCCAATAGCCAGAACGGTCGGCCAGGCGCAGCGGGTCGGTCACCATCACGGAATCCCCCTTCAGACGCAGCGAATACGCCTTGTTGTCATAAAGGTGCGCATAGGACTTCACGCTCCGTTCACAGCGGACCTCGCGGTTCGTACGAGGGTCCGTGAATATCGCGATGCTGAAATACTCCACCGGCTTCTCCGGCGGCGTGTTCTTCCGGATGGTAAGCGCGTATTTGGGCACACCGCCGCTGCCGTCGGAAATGCTGTAATACTCACCCTCGACGATGCGGTTGGCCGACTTGTCACGGGGTGTGCCCTCGAACCACTCCACCCCCGTGAGTTCCATTTCACCGAATACCGTCTTCTCGTCGAATGCCGATACCTTCGGCACGATGACCAGCGGTGTCAGGGTCCGGTCGGGGCTGTATTCCCGCAGCTGCTTGTCATAGGTCTGCACGGGACTGCCCGACAGTACAATTATCTCTCCCTGGATGGAAAGGGGACTCACATAAATACGCCCCTGCTGTTTGTTACTCTTTATTCCCATAGTTATAATATGTCAAAACCAAATCTCTGTTCTATCTGCTGCATTTCCCCTTCAACCGGAATGAATACCCGGCATACGAAGGCAACGGACCTGCTTACAAAGCCGAAGTCTGAACCGACCCCGTGCTGGTTCCCGTTGTCGATATGGATGGCAAGCCTGTTGCCATCCACGTACTCTGGCGTCCAGAGGTTGTCCGCCGGAACATTGCCGCTGTCACGGAACCATTCCACTTCGGTGGCACCGTCCGCCATCACATCATCCGTTATATCCGTAGTTCCGAAATATATACGCCCGGACATTACCGTATCCACACCGCCTATGACGAATGCCTCCCCACCTGATAGTGAGAGCTGGAGCGAATATCTGCTGTCGCCCTCAAGGAGTCCCCACGACGGGGAGTTCCATTTCGGTTCATCGGTTGTCTTATCTGACAGACAGCCCCACTTGCAGCCAAGGTGGTAGACCGTATGCTGTTCCAGCAGGGTATATTCGCTGCCGGAAGGCTTTGCCAGTTCGTGCTGCACTAAGCGGTAAGGAGCACCGCTCTGGGCCGTTTCCGGCGACCAGACACCCCGGTCTACCATCTTGGGAACGACATCACCGTTATAGTCGAACTGATAGAATTTCTCGGCAATGACCGTCTGTGCAACGATGCCAACATCTTCGGTTGTCACCGGCAGTTTTTCGAGTGCCTTGATGTTAGGGAGTTTTCCGATTGTAAGCGCATAGTTGTAGTCCTCCAATATCGGCTTATAGACATTGGACAAAAACATGATGCGCCCCTCACGCGAAGAAATCATCCACGACTGCGCCCGCCCGTTAAAGCCACCTGCTTCAGGCAGCGTACTGTTACCCCTGCGGGTTACGTTGTAGCCGGCCAACGGCGGATAGTTCGTGCCTCCAGGCACTTCGCTGTCCGGATAGAGCACGACCGTTATGCTGTTCTCCTGCGCATTGGTGGTAAGAATACGCATCCAGCTTGTATAATAGTCGGAACCGCCCGTAAGCAGTGTGTTGATGATGGAGAAGCAGACATCATTCTCCTGGAACTTCATGAAGTCGAAGTCCGTGCGTTTCTCTATTTTCAAACGATAGGTGCTCTCGCCCAAATCCTCCACGGATTCTATCTTACCAATCTCGGTAAAGGAGTAATCAGATTCCATTCCTTGAATCTGGTTTATTATCAAGTCAAGCACTGACAATGAACCGCGCACTTCCAACCGTTCTACCTGTGCCCGGCCATCAGGAAATATCCCTGCACCCTTGCCAGCAATCATACTGTCTACGAATTCGCCGAACTCACCGCCTGCGAGGAGTTTCAAAAGATATTCAGTCTTATCGGACTTGTCTTTCCTTAAGAAAGTGACCAAAGACCTGCGTGCCGAGAATACATTGCTGTCGGAAGGGGCTGTCGTATCGTTCGTCCTGATTATATAGACCCCGTTTCCGCCGCCGGTATATGTCTGCCCCTTGTAGGTCAGGGAATCAATCTTGTCTTCCATATCCCCGATACGGGAATAGGGCATGCTCTCGCCGATTATGTATGTAGGGCTGTCCCAGGGCTTGTCAAGGTTAAACTCCCAACCGAGTATGCGGCTGTCGCGCCCGTTCTCAAAAAAAGCCCTGTTTACAAGGAACACTTTCTGTCCGAACTCATAGAAGCGTCTCAGCCGGTCGTTATACACCCATTCGGAATCAAGGGTCGTGTTATATGTACCGTCATCCCTTTTGCGTCGGTCGGCATACTCCTGCGCCTTTCCCTTAAGCTCCTGTTCGGCTTCTGGGGTATATCTGTCAGACACAAGCTGGATGTTGAAACCGGAAAGGACATACTCGTCGCCGTTTTCCGGACGAAGGGTATCATCGGGAAGCATACGCCCGTAATCCTCGTTTCTCACGATTTCCCAAAGCTGCGCGCCGCGCATGTCGTCTTTGGGGTCGGGATTGAAAATGACACCGAATTCCATGCCGTTAAGTTTGCCGGACTGGAACCGGATTCTCAGTTCCTGGCCTTCGATAAGATATTCATCCTTGAACTCCAGCCCGGTATCCTTGTAGCGGTAGTAGGTGACGGTCTCTTTCGTGCCGTTCTCGTCCTTCACCTCTTCGGTGCGGGTATGCACGTCGGATAATGTGCCCGTACGCCTGGGATAGACATTTTCAAATACGACAATGTCCTCTATCGCCTCCTCTTCGGACATGTCGGGATACACATCAATGTAAGGCGTGTCCGCGGGAAGCATCAGCCTGCGCTGGACTACGCCGTTGACAACCGTCTGTTCATCCACGGGACGGTAGTCTGCCGGAATATTCCGGGTAGAGCCGAACGCATAGATTCTGGTCGCATAAGTACCTTTGCTGTCGCTGCGGGTCATGGCTGACGCTTCAACCCCTAACTCGATTCTGACGGAATTACCATATTCATTTCGCCCAAAATGGATTATGTTATCCGTTATCCAGCAATCACAGTCCCATTTCTCCTTATCGGCCATGGAGAACAGGGCGTCAAGAAGGTTCATATTGTCGTACCTCATCGCAACGGCCTTGTTCTCCACTGTGGAATCTATGCTGAACTCAAACTCTTTTCCATTGTATGTATATCCGAGTGCCTTCAGGTTGCGGAGGAATACGCCGAGCTGCACGTCAAGGGGTGCGGTCAGAGACCATGAAGCCTCATGGCCGGCATGTTCGGGAGTGTACTTGAAAATCTTGTTCTTCCACTTCCAGTAATACGCGTCCATGCGCAGCTCATAGTCATATCCCCCGGTAGAAGCATTGAAGGCAGGTTTCTGCAAATCCACTATCTCATAGACCTTGGACAGCAGTCCGCCCAGGGACTCGTCAAGCACTCCCGACAAATCCACGTAGTCGCCGAGCTTGAAATACACCGGGTCGGGAACGCTGAACGGAAGGATGATATAGTCTTCCTTCATCAGGGTAAACCTGCCTTTAGCCCCGGCATTAATGGGGGTCGAAAATCTTGTCTTACCGGATATGTCTTTGATGTCTACCATAACGCATCCAAAGTTCGCAGATAAAAAAAAGAGTGCCCTATTTTGGACACTCATATACACGACAATAAATCCAATGTCGTGAATTAGGTTCTGTTTGCTGGGTTTGGCTCGTTAAACTTGGCTGAAATTTTTCCGAAAGTCTGGTCAAAACTCTGTGCATAAGCAACGCTTTTCCCAAGATAAATCAGATGATAAATCTCATTACTGTTAGCCGGAACTTGAATATCAACCACACCTTTATACAATTCTTCAAAGAAAGCTTTTTTCTTTGCTTGATAGTCGGATTGGGAATTTCCTTCAATTGTAAAAGAAAGTGTTATTTCCCGTTCATCTATTTTGGGGTCATTGATTATCACACGTTTTCCATGTTCCAACCGGGACTTATTTTCTATAAATTCTTTTATGGGTGATGATGCCCCAAGTACATCAAGAAAGCCCTCTCCCATTCTTACCCCCCATGTTGTGTAGGCGTCTTGGGTATTTATCAATAAATCTGACATAGTTTATAATTTAGATGTATTGTTTTTCACTTCTGCCATATCTTTCTGAATTTGAATGATTGGTTTTACAATAGCTCCTGTATTTTCCGAAATCTGTACCAATTCAAGATAAGATTGTGCTATCAAATCTCGCGTATCATCAGCGATATTCCTTGTTTCCGTATTTATGGAAAGTAGAGCATCTGCTTTTACTGTCAGTAGATTAAGTGATTGAGATTGAATAATATTCTGATTCTTTATCTCTTCTCCTGCAATCTGCAATGCTGTAAACCGCCCGTTCAACTCTTCGCCGGTATCTTGACTCATTGTCTGAAAGCCTTTGGATGAAGCTGACTGCGATGTTGATTCTTGCGAAATTTTATCATATCCGGTTGCTGCGGCAAGCTCGTCACGAAGCTTCATGGCTTCATCCACATAACCCATGTACTCATCCATCAGCTCCTTACGCTCATTATTATCAAGCGTACCATCATCTTTCATGGCTTCACCGAATTTGTCATACCATGTTCTCAGTTTGTCACTAAACTGTTCACCGATGGCATTTGACAGCATTGCCTGCATAAAATATTTGGATATGTCATCAGCAACATCCTCAGCACTCTTCTCCATGTCCATCAGACTGCTTACAAAACTGTCATACATGGAATCGAATGACATTCCGGTCAGACCCTCATAAAGATTATCGGTCAACTCCTCCAGTTTGCCGGCCTGCTCAATATAATCATCAAGTTTATCGGTTACACGTTCACCATAACCACCTTTCCCGGCATTCTGCATCTTTGTCCATATATCAACATTACTACGGAGTTTTTCCATCTCTTCAGGTGTCAGCTCCCATAATGAAGAAGTTCCGGTAAAATTCTTGTTTATGTTCTGTTGAATCCATTTCAAGTCTTCGGCAGACCATCTCATGTAGTATTGCCAACTCTTATGTGAATTATGGTAACCTGCCTGTTCACGGGCGATATTCAGATAATTGGAGTTCTGCTCTTTCTGGTATTCATAAGCACTTCTATACGCAGCTACGGATTTCGTTCCTTTGCTTGCCTTTATCTCATCTGTTAATGATTCGATAGAAGTCTGTAGCGTCTCGTTACGGTCGGCAAGACGATTAATGGAATCCTGTACCTCCTTTGCATTGCTTCCACTCCAATTAATTACCCCACCTAATGATGTGATACTTGTCAAAGCTCCTTTTATTGTTTGCAAACCACCAGTAACAATAGACATTGGTTTCATTAGGTCTATACTTCCAAGTCCATCCAACATCTCGCCAAACCCGGACATTGTTCCCTCCAACCATTCAGGTGTTTTTGTACCAAGCGTTTCCATGATACCGATAACTTGATTACCGGCATCAACATATTGACCTATCTCATCAACGCCATGATGTAAAACGGTAGTAGCTTCCGATATCGCTTTCTGTTTGTTGTTTTTTGCGCTTTCAAGAGTAGCCTTTGCATTCTTCTTTTCTTCGTCTGTACCTTCTTTGAGCGTTTTGTTATACGCTTCCTGCGCTTCACGTTGAGCATCAGTGGCATCTTTAAGGGATTTAAAGGAAACAGACATAGCTTCAAAAGGATTGCGTTCTGAAACCTTATCATCAATCCTTTCGATAGCATCTACCAGTTCTTTCAGATTTTCAGGAGATAAATCTTTTTGAGACGAAGTGAAGTCTTTAAGGTTAACTTTCAACTTTTTCAAAGTATCAGTAGAAACCTTGTCAAGATTACCAAAGACTTGTTCCCAATTCATATTTTTCTTAAATTGTTCAGTATCAAGTTTGAATATATCTTCATTCTTGATTTCTGCACGCTTTTCAACGCTTCGGTCAATCTTGGCTATCCCATCAGCATCGCCTTTTGCTTCCGCTTTCCTACGGGCTTCCTGCAATACAGCAATATCATCGTTAAACTTTTTTTCAATGGCAAGACGTTCATCCGTATAAGACAAATATTGCTCTGTCAAATCCTTGTATGCTTTTTCATTATTGGCAATGGCAGCCTTGTAAAGTTCATCAAAATGCTTCCGTTCGTTATCGGAAAGTTCAATACCGGTAGCATCAAAAGATTTTCCTTTGTTTTCGGGATTAGCATCCCACGCAGTACGGGCATCCTCAATCTTCTTTCTCAAAGCATCCTCTTTTTGACGGTCAATAGCCTGCATCTCCTTCTCGAAGTTGAGTTCCATTTCAGCAATGGTCTTGGCAGAGCCTTCATCCATAGCTTTGATTCGGGCTTCATCAACTCTCATTTGCAAATCCTCGGCATTGCGTTTTTGTTCCAACGCTTGTTTCTCAAGGAGAACATTATATTTATCAGTCTGCTTACGAAGTTTCTCGGTTTGATTCTCCTGTTTGGTTAATGAGCTTCCGGTAATGCCGCCCAAATTTTTATAGGCTTTTTCAGTTGTTTCCGCCCGTTTCTTAGCCTCTTCATACTGCTTTGAAGTAAACTTGGATTTATCCTTTTCTATTTCAGAAAGTTTCTTCTTAGCATCATCCCAGTCTTTCTTCGCTTTCTCATAATCCTGCTTGTAGGTGGTTTTATTCTTCTCTGAATCAATTCGGGTTTGCTTGACTGATTTTGCTGTATCTATAAGTGTTTTTATGTCTTTCACATTATAGATTGCTTCATCAGACAAAGTACCCTTAATATCAATAGGCAAACGAAGTTTCACAGTTCCATTTTCCCCCTTTCCTCTGATACGCTTCTCCAACTCAGAGATGTAGCGGTCAAACTCATTAGTATTAACATCTTTAAGATTGGAAATGAACTGTTCGGAGATGCCTTTGCCTTTTTCTTGCAGCATGACATCACGCATAGCACGCAATTCTTTTAGTTTCTTCACATATCCATCAACGCCTTGCTGACCGGAAAGAGTTTTCAGCAGATTCTCGTAATATTTGATTTCAGATTCAATGTTAGAAAGTTCCTTGGTTTGCTTTTCTCCGGCACGTTTTGCATCTTCTTCTGCTATCTGTTGCTTTCGTTTAAGTATATCAGCCAACTTAATGGTTTCGATGTCATATTGAGCGAATATCTTAGGGTATTCTTTTCTTAACTCCGCTAAACTTCGACCTCTTTGTAAATCCGACAACGCTATATCACGAGAACTTTGTACGAGGGAATCAATCTTCTGTTTGTGTTCTTCTTCTTGCTTTTTAGCTTCTTCTTGCTGTTCATTAAACCTTCTCTGTGCCTTTTCTGTTTCTGTTGCCGAATCGCGGAAAGCCAACATTGCAACTCCAAGTCCTACTACAGCAGTAGCCAACAACACATAAGGATTGGTAAGCATTGCAGCGTTTAAAGCTAACTGCGCCTTTCTTGCTAATAAACGGGCATTGGTAAGTCCAATCTCCACAAGAGTATGTTTACTTTCGGCAGCAGTAACAAGCATCACTGCGGTCCGGTATGTACCATAAGTAACCACTAATCCAGCCAAGACCTTACCTACTGTTTCATAATTCTGAATCAACGAAGTTGTCATTTGAATACCGTCCATAATAACACTTTCCGACTTAGTTCCCAATTCGTTAAACACGGAATCCAAAGCATCCTGCATCATAGACAACTGACCATTGATAGTCTTTGAAGCATTCTCAGACATATTATAGAACTTACCACCTGCGGAAGTTGCATCAATGAATGCCTGTTGAACCATTTCAGCGGAAACAGCACCTTTGGACATTTCATCTTTCAAAGTTGCGATAGATTTTCCGGTCTTTTCGGAGATAATCTGTAACGGGTTGAATCCAGCGTTTATCATTTGATTCAAATCCTGCCCCATAAGTTTACCCGCTGCTGACATCTGTGAAAATGCCAAAGTCAGCGAATTGAACTTACTGGATTCCCCCATAGAAATATCACTAATGGCTTTCAAGTATTTGATAGTGTCTTCTGCTTGTATGTTAAATCCAAGCATCATCTTTTCTGCTCCAACCATATCTGACATAGTAAGTGGAGAAATCTTAGCCAGCTCCTTGATTTGCGGAATCAGTTGCCCTGCCATATCCTTTCCAACCATAGTCTCAATAGCGGTCTGCATGGATTGAAATTCTCCACGAACACGAATCATTTCAGAACCTAATGCCTTTAATACTCCAGCACCACCAATAACCGCCAATGCTTTCTTCCAAGAAATAGCGATACCTTCGTTAGTTTCTACTACTTGTTTCCCATCATTCTTATAAAGTTCATACTCATCCCGTAATTTCTTTACTGACAATCGAGCGTTAGCCTGTTCCTGGGTGAGGTTAAATAAAGAACTTTTTTGCTCTTTCAATTTTTCATTTGTAGACCTTATTTTAGCTTCTAAGGAAGAAGTATCACCATCCTGTTTTAATGCTTCACGATACTTGTCTTTTAATCCTGCTAACTCATTTTTCAATTGTTGGATAGTTTCACGTTGAAATGTTATTTTTTCCGACAATCCATTCACTACCTGAGAAGCATCGAAGATTTTCCTTTTGAATCCTGTTTCCATCTCTGCTCCAGCTTTGGCTGCATTAGTCACCAACTCATCCAATCTTTGGTTGGATGTAGCAAGTTGGGCATTCAAAGCCTTGAAAGCAGCAGGAGACTGCGTGCCATCCATGCTCATTAACTCCTGCTTTAATTTTGCAATTTCATTACGAAGTCTTACAACTTCTTCCCAGTCACTACCTACCTTAAAATATAATTTCGCCATATCTATTTCTTTTTCCTACGATTAGCCAATTCCTTACCACTGATTCTATTCACCTTCTGACCACCATATACTGCGTGTAATTTATCCCGTTGCATCATCAGCAGATTCCGATAAGGGATAATCTCAAACACTTCTGTATAACTCAGATGCAGCGTGTCAATCAAATGGGCTATCTGCCCGAAGAACGTTGTGTTTCCTACTGTTTCGGTTTTGCTGCCAGCATCGACACGTTCCTCATCGAGCTGACACACTGAAAAACCGAAATATCCATCATAGAGAAACAGACTTCCAAGGCATCTTTGACTTCTTCAAAAGTGCCGTTCTCCAAATTATCAGCCAGTTCCTCACTGCCACAGATGAAACAAGAAATGCCTTTCAGCATATCTCCAGTAATTTCAGGAAGTTCTTTAATAGCTTCCATGACATTATCTCCAGTCATGCCGATATTGGAAAAATGATGAATGGCACGACAGATAATTTTAATTGTAGGAGGTTTAATGGTATAAACCATCCCTCCTATCTCCACATTCATGAAATCCAGCCCTAACAAAGCATCAGAAACCGTTTTTGCTGCTTGATTCATATTCTTAAACTAAAAGGGGGAATGGTATATATCCATCCCCCGGTTATCACTCTTGTACTTTTACCAATGTTATCTCTTTTTTAAGAGTGGTATCAACTTCAGAAGGAGTGGTTTTAATATCTCCTGACTGAGTGACGTACCCCACTTTCGACACTTCATAGTGAACGGTAGCTCCAGCATTCACCTGCTTTGACTTGACCGTTACACCGTCCAGCTTTACGGTCGCATCGGAAGGAGTAGGTACAATGGTTACTGTAGTTCATGCCTGCAAAGCTTTAATCTGCCCTTCTTCATAGTTATACTCAGAAGAAACACCTTCGATTCCCGGTTCCTGCACCAAGCCTTTTACAGCGATTGCAATTGCCTTATCCGTATTGGCTTCACGGGAAACAATACGGCATTTTGGGAAGATGAACCATACATCATCATCGGTCAGACAGAACAATGCTTTGTTGATAATAACTTTATCCAAAGCACGCTTCCAACCTACATCTTTAGATGTTGCCTGAATAACATCGCCACCCATGAACGCTTTCTTGGTCTTCCAGTCATATTGTCCGATAGAGAAAGCGGGCGATACTTCTCCCGGCACATCATCGTAACGGTAATTCTTTCCCGTTAATTGGTTCTTGTACCCAGTGACGGAGGCTTCCGTCTCCTCAATCTGCCACGTTTCCCCATGTACGTTCAAAACCTCATCTTTCGCTTTGATGGCGGCTTGAATCAAAGTCTTTGCGATTTCGGGGGTAATGTCTGCCGTTACCTTATCAATATCGGCAAACAAGATTCTTTTTATTCCTACTGCTGAAATCATAATCTTATAGTTTTACATTTATTACTTCAAATAAAATTCTCACATTCACGTAATGGCATTTCAAAGCTGTATCCGCTTCCGTGCCAATTGATTCGATAGAGTAACGATAGGTTGTACCGTCATAGGTGCTTACTACATCATCAAGCAGCTTGCCAGCCTTTCTTTCGAGTTCGTTAAGCCGGATTGTGTTCGCTTCATTCTCGCTTAAATTGGGTACACATAGATTCACTTCTGCGAAAGATTTCTTCCAATACTTTCCCGGCTGTTGTTTCTTCGTGTGGATAACGATTCTTTCGGACTTCAATTCACCCGTCAGCGTTTCACCATCAGGCACTATATCTATTCCGAAAGCCTTGCAGTCCCGATAGAGGATGTTTCCTATGTCGGTGGTTACTATCATTCAAATTCTTCTTTTAATCGTTTCTCCGCATATAAAGCGGCACTACTTAAAACATCAAATCCCTTAGATTCCACGAATGAAGCGTATTCCGCTTCGTTTTTCAGCGTCAAACCGTCTTTATCGACATCGTAATCATTGGACGTTCTCAAAGTGAGTGTATGGTCTTGATAATCCCCATGTTCCTCTGCGTACTTCACGGCTTCATCGCCTACATCAATCATCTTCTTTTCGACCTCCCATTCTCCTTCATCGAAAAAGGAGTCGACATCTGAAAAATCGAAATCTACATCCATAATTCCGAGTAGTTAAAGTAGTTTGTACTCTTCACTGTATAAACTTCGCCTTGACCTCTTACGCCATCACCATCCATGCAACGTACTTCATCGCCAGCCTTGACAGTAATTCTTTTCTCGCATACCACATGATAATTCGGACGATACACAGAGCCGTTATCAGATGAAAACTCTTTGGTAGTGTTATCATCACAACGGCACTTGCATACTTCCTGCCAGCTTTCACCACCTGTTCCGGGAATAGGTCTGCCAAACTCATCCTTATCCATCGGGGTGATAACTTTTACCTGCAATATGTGTGGAGCGAATATCATAAGAAAGTCACTTTAGGTTTGTTACCCAGTTCGTCTTTCAAACCGTACTGTTTACACAGCCATGAGTACAATTTCATTAGGCTATCAACATGATTAGACCAAGACACAGAAAATCCGCTTTCGCTGACCGAAGATGGATTTTGTATCATCCACGGAATTTGCTTGGCACAAGCGACCTCTAATCTTGCCCTATTTTCCTCGGCAAAAGGTTCTTCGCCATCCAATCCCGTTCTTGAAAGTATATTTTCAACTACAAGATTAGACGGGGTATTCTTATCAAATACGCTTAATACAAACTCCTTGTTACTCATGACTGTTATCATTCAATATGGTGTAATCAGTTTACAATATGCAGTATAGCTATAATGCGTGCAATACTTTGATTTATAGATGTATCTGAACGGGCATTTGGGAACATTAATTCGTATCCCTTGAATAGCCGCTTCCTCTTTTATCGAACACATCATAGCCGGGTTATTTGCAACCAAGAATATAGTCTGTGGCATGGTTAGTACAACACAATCAGCCAGAGCCGTTTCCAAAGTGATAGACTGAATATCCGGCAAACCGGCATTAACCGATGGATTCACATATTCACACTTGGGAGATTCCACACTTGATGCCTGCACGCTCAACGAAACCAAAGACATCATCAAAAAACCACACATGGCAAAAATAAAATTCTTCATTTCTTTTCTGATTTATAAAATTAGGCAATGGAAGGGTAGAAGCACTACCCTATCCTTTTACTCGATACCTAATGCTTCTTTCAGTTTGGCTGTTGATTCTTCATCCAGTTCTGAAACCTTAGACAAAAGAGTTTCCTCTTTCATATTGCCGGAAGCCTGTACGCCGATGGACTTCAAAGCATCAATCAAAGTCTTCTTCTCAAACTCCTTTTCAAAGAGGGAAATTTTCACCTCCTTCTTTTCTTCAGGGGCTTTCACTTCGGTATTTTTTGCCTCAATCCGTTCAGCAAGTCTGCGGCTTTCCATATCCAGCACACGGGCTTCCTCACCGACTTCAATCACTTCACCGGGAGTGTAATACTTTCCGGTGAACTTGTCGCGGAAAACTGATATAACCTTTACTTTCATATCCTACCCCCTTATGCTGATTGGATGGATGCAATTTCGTTCAAATCGAAATTGGTTATCAAATCTGGATTGGAAATCTGCGGAATCCACTCTGCCGTATATTCCATGTAGCGACCGTTTTTGTCACGGTAGTTGGAGATAAGCATCTGCCCCTCTGACGGGATATAAGTACGTCCTTGTACTGGGTCTGTCGCTTCATACGGGGTATGATGGCGCATATAACCAATGTTGTCAGAAGGTAACAGAGTAATACGGTTATCCGCGTAAATCTGCACATTCTTTCCCGTCTGGTCTTTCACGTAGTCCTCCTTGATTTCAATACGCGGCAAACCGATGCCGGTGAACACTTCGGAAGCCAAAGAAGAGGAAACCAATCCCGTACTCAACTTCATTTCGTTGCTGCCGAGAATCCTCTTGTACTGCTCACCAAATTCAGATGAACCAAGAATAAGCTTGTTGAAAGATGCACGAGTCATAACCATCTTGGCATAAACGCCATAGTCCGGTGCCAAGGAATGAAGTTTCTCTCTCAAATAAGAGATAAACATATTCTTTCCGTCCACAACCACATCTCCACTTTTCGGCTTGATAAAATTGAACGGAAGGGTAATCTCCAGCAGTTTATTATTGGTCTGACCGGAAGTGATTGCAGCGTCTTTGTTGTAAACGGTGGCTTCACCAAGCATCAACAGCGCACCGACAATAATATCCATACGCTTGTGGGCGGCAAGGGTAATCTGACGGTAGTCGTCTGCCAGGAAGTTTACAATCTCTTCCATTGCAGCCTTTTGGTCGGCTGGCTTAGCGGCATTGAACTTGTCAATCAAATCCTGCAATTCAGAAAGACGGTCAATAGACATCTGATAAGCATCACCCAAATAGGCAATCTCACCATATCCGGAACCGATGTTCCGACGTTCACGGATGGGTTTCTCTCCAAAACGCGAATTGATGGAGCCGGCCATAACTCCGGTTACAGAACCGATATAATCCTTGAACACACGAGTAGTCACTCTGCGGAAAGTAAGATACTGCTGCCAATAGATTGTGTCCTTGCGTGTCTGGTTCACACGTCTGATGATAGCGGAAACAATATTCGCATCATCGAATAATGTTTGAATCGTTAAAAACATATCCTACCTCCTTACTCGTTAAATTCAAACCATCCCTTCATGTTGGCTTTATCGTTCTCGGAGAACGGCATAACCAATTTTGAAGGTTCAATCTCTGCGGCTGTACGAAGCAATGAAACCAATGTAATTCCATCCTCAACCTTTGTACGGTTGTACAGAGCCGAATTAGCGACATGCTTTTGCTTTAAACCATCAACTGCAACCGCATTGAATAATACAGCATCTTTGGCAATATTCTCACCAAAAGCAGCCTTAATAGTCAATACATCGTAGTTGGCATTAGACTTATCAATTGCCGTTACTTCTGCACCTTTCTTGCCGTTTCCGACAAACATACCCACATAAGCCAAAGAGTTCTTGGCTACTTTAATAGACAAAGCCTCTCCACCAGTGGTATAGGCTTCCGCAACTCTCACATTGATTACCGCATAAGCGAACTTATTTTTCAAGTCCGCACAAATCGGTGTAAATCCGGGAAGAAAACTTCCCACTACCAGGTTCTGCGTATCAAGTTTGAACGGACCACGTCTACGAATGCCGGTCTGGACATCGTAGCGTTCCTCTTGCTCAACGGGCGGAACCAAGTCATACTTAAATCCTGCTGACATAATTAATTCTTGTTTTGTTCAACAATAGTTTTCGTACCCTCATCAATCATTTTAGCGATAGATTCAGATTCTTTCTCAATCTTCTCTTCCGCTGATTCGGGAGGGGTTACGCCTTTGAAGCCGTCATTTGCGAACTCCTGCTTCAAGTCCTTGAAGTATGCGTCCAAGTCCTCATCGTCCTTAATGGCGCATCGTTTGGCGTAGTTTTCGGGAATACCATACTCCTTTGCCTTTGCCAAAATCTGCTGGCTACGTGTTGCTTGAGCCTTTTCTGCTTCAAACTGTGTTAGCTTATCAGAAAGGTTCTTGTTGGAGTCAATTAAAGCTTGCGCCCATGCAGGCACATCGTCTTTATTCTCTTCCGTTTTGGTAGTAGTGGTAGTCTCGATTGGCTTACCGTCTTTAAGGTTATGCCTCTTCTCGTAGTTAGTCACTGCCGTTTTTGAAGCATCCCCGGCACGGAAATCACCATAGGAGTTAAGCACGTCCGAAAAACTGATACCCTCAACAATGGAGTTTACCTTTGTCTCGTCCGTTACACCCTCTGCCTTTTTAGTAGCGATTCGGGTTAAGATAGCAGTGTCCACCCCAGCGAATTTCTGTTGTAGCCCTGCCAAGATTTGTTCTAAGATTGTCATACCGTATGAATTTGATTTATAAATTTCTACGGTAAATTTCGTTATTTATAAAGAAGGTGAAAAATTATCAGATAGGTGATACACGACAATGAAACAATTGTCGTAAAATGATATAAAAAAGGCGTGAAACCGAATGGAATCACGCCTAAATATTCTTCTTATGAACTAATCAGAAACCCAACATTGCAGCAGGAGGAATATTCAAAACTCGACATAGCAACCTCGCAATTTTGAGGGTCGGTTCCGAACGTCCAGAAATATAGTCATTCACACGCGATGGACTTATTCCAATCTCACCAGCAAGTTGCTTTTGACTCATCCCTTTCTCTTCAAGGGATAGCTCTATCAATTCCGCAACAGTCGGTTTTTCTATCGGATAATGTTCTTTTTCGTATGCTATCACAATATCGGACATAACTGTAAGCTCCACCGCATTCTTATCATTTGAAGGCGTATTGTCATCAACCAATGGCAGAAGTTCCTCCACTCTCGCCAAAGCAAATTCATACTGTTCTTTCGTTACTTTATTCATACTTCTATCTCTTAAATGGTTGAACAATCTATCTTATCGTAATCTTTATGAGTACCAACCCAGCGAATGAAGACGTACCCAATTGTAAACTTAACAACGACAACCAACCGATAGTTGTTGCCTCTGATATTGAAAACGTAGTGTTGGTTGCCTACATAGTCAGCAGAAAGAAAATCCACTTTAATGTCTGATAGGTTCTTCCATTCAGCTTTTTCCGCTATATCATACCAACGTTCTAAGGCTATGCGTGAATCTTCATAGCCTTTCGTCTCGTAGAACTCTTTCAATTTCTTATGTGATACAATCCTCATACCTCTTTTGTTTGATGCAAAAATATGAATTAATTTTGAATTATATGTAGATACTAATTGAAAAGTGCGCCAATATTCCAGTTGAAAATTGCGCCACCATAGGATAAGTATAATGACCTTTGTATAATCCAAATGCAAAGGTAAAATGAA